ACGTCGGAAAAAAAATAAGAATTCTCTGTCAAAATAGAGAACAGGCAGCAGAAATAACCAAACATGTTCTGCAATTTAACAAAATCTACCTTCAGTCCCATTCTCCCTAAGGAGATTACTCTCCCTCAGTATCCCTCTGAGTTCTTTCAGTCTAGAAGAGGAAAACCAACTCTTCAGATTCCTCAGAAGGATGTCCCCATGAAAGATTTGAGAGCTCTTGTGAAAGGAGGAATTGTTGCAGGTAAGTTGGATGTGAAAATTGCAATAAGATTTGCTTATGAGTTCCTTAAAGACCAGGAAGGAACTTTGAACTCAAAATGGGAGTCATTTGGAGTTCACCTTGGAGATGCTGGATCTAAAATCAAGATTTTCTCTATGTTTGATATAGAGGAAATTGCTGATAAAAGAGCAGACGGAAGTGAGGTGCAGGGAGCCAGTGAAGAAGATGATGAATGGATGACATTTTGGATTTTGAGTCAATACAGAATGGCAAGAACCCCTCATCCAGATCATAGGGGCAAGATTTCAACAAAATTGACGACCGCAGCAACAGCAATCAATCCGGATGCATTGGCGATACCATCAAAAACAGGGATGACTCAATCATGGGTCAGCAATGTAAATTACACCAGATTAGTTGCTGGAGTTGACATGTTTCTATCAATGTTCAAGCAACACCCAATGAGCCACATGAGAATGGGAACACTCCCCTCCAGATACAAAGATTGCTCTGCACTCCTTGGACTCTCCCAGATGGCAGACTTGACCAATCTCACTGCTGAAGAAATTGCTGATTGGATCTTTGTTGGCACAATCGGGACAGATTTGTTGACCCTGATGAAAAGTGGTGAAGAAGTTGAAAAACCAGAATCCTATACTCCATATTTGATGGACATGGGATTGTCTAACAAATCTCCATATTCTGCAACACAGTGTCCAAACTTTTACAACTTTTGTCATTTGACCTGTACGTTGATGAGATCAACCCGTTCCAAACATGCTAAACTTATCCATGAAAACAATATATCAGACATCTATGCGAATGCCCAAATCATGGCTTTTGTATTGGGGAAGACCATGAAAATCATGAAAGTTTTTACCAAAAAAGACACCAAGAAGCAAGCTTTAAACCCTGATGACTTCACCGATGTTGATGACACAAAGTCTGCAGATGATGACTTTGACCCTTCCGGGGATGTTGAGATGCCATCAACCAGAGATCCAACCGATTGGTTCAACTACCTGATTCAATGCGAGTGCAAGGTTCCCTCAGAGATCAAAAATGCAATCCAGCAAACAGCAGGACGACTGGGAACAACCCGGGATGGAACAATTGGAAGATTCATTGAACAGTCATCTATCTAACATGATTGCACATCAGTCTGATAATGCTTTGTCAAATACCTCATCTTAACCTTTTGTGTGCTATTTGGTCTATCATGAAAAAAACTAGCAGAAATAAATGGAGAAATTCAATTCCAGCAATTTCTGTTTTCCTGATATGAGTTCAACTTTTAAGGATATCCGTGAGATATCAGACTTGATTGAGGATGATCTTCCTCCGCCACCTCCTGATCCGCCAACATTTGATTCTGCTGAGTTTCCAAATCAACAGTTGGACTGGGGAGACAAGGTCACTGAGGAGGCTGCTAGGGGTGATTGGGAGTTGCCTCCACCGGCTGGTGACAATGTCTTCACCTTTCGTACGTCTAGTCTCAAGGACCTTGAAAGGGCTGCCATAGAATCAGAGCTGATAAATTTGATTGCATGGATTTACAAGCATACCCACCTGCTTCTGGATTACCGTGTAAGTGATGATGGAATTGATGTGCTGACCATCGAGAAAGGGGAGTCCTTGGAATGGGAGAATCCAAAACCGGAACAACCAAGCCCATGCTCAGTGAATGGAAAGACCTTGGATGATGCTCTTGCTGATTACAGAGAATTGATGAAGATTGAACCACCAGCCAAGCCAGTGCCCGAGACCTCCAGGGAAAGCAAAACAGTGAATAAAAATGTGAGTTATCAGAAAGAGAAAATGGGAGAGACTGAAGGTGGAAAGAAGCCAGGATCTCTCTACATAATGTTCAAAAATGGAATCAGATTTGAGAAAAGAACTGGACATGGGACGCTGAAAATAAGCCTTGACACACCAGGAATCACTGAAAAAGCCATTGCTGAGGGTGAAAATATGAACCTCAAGGATGGGCTCAAGAAAGCCCTAAAAAAATCCGGGATCTACAAGGCTCTTGCCCTGAAGGCAGATATCAACAACCCAATCTGGCCTAAGATGGATTTCTAATTGAATTTAATTTTCATTGCCTATGCAGTAAGATTGATACACAATGAAAAAAACTAGCAGAAATAATGCAAGCGTTGAAGCTCTGGAAAAAGAAACCAGGGAAGCCATCCGCGCCATCTCTGCCTGACAGCACGTCGGCATTGTGGTCTTATGGACTCCCTTTCAATGATGATTCAGGAGATTATGAAGAGCTTCCAGTATACTCATATGAGTCTGTCACCAGAGATTACCTGATGACGGCAGAGCTGACAATATCAACTGACAAGGGTTTTACCTCAATGAGTGAGATAATTCATATACTAGAGGAATTGGTTGATTTGTATGACGGACCATACCTACACAAAAGCACAGTCTTTCTGATTTACCTGACCCTGGCAGTACACATTAAACCTAAGAATAAGGCGACAGAAAATCAAAGAATTTACGGTGTAAGAATTTCAGAACCTGTCTCATTCTCATACAGAAATACAATTGATCCAGGAACCAAAAGTCTAACATATAAAAAAGACTTCCGAAGCCTCTGTGAACAAAGAAGGACTGCAGTGTCATTTCAGCTAACACTGACTGACACCAAGAGAAAAGCATGCCCAATACTTGACCTATACAATATCGAAAATCAAAATGGACAAAAACCGCCGCCGATCAATGAATATCTGAATAGATTTGGTTACAGTATGGATCCAAATCATGATGGAACAAAATTAGAAATAAATCCTTGCAATATAAAATAAAATAATTTAATTCAATTAGATTGACATCAAATAGATATGGCCCATGACACAAGTTAAGAACATTGCCAGGAACATGACATGAAAGAAATATACCAATGAAAAAAACTAGCAGAAATTAAAAGCTTCATTCACTAACAATAAGTAATACTTTGAGAAAAATGAGTAAGAGCATAGTAATATTCTTAATATGCTTTGTGTTTATAACACAGGTATCTTCTATATTAGATTGGCCATTTAGATTCCCTGAGATAGGGAAAATGATTGCTCAAAATGATGTGTTAAAAAAGGGAACTGATGGAAAAGCAACCAAATACAGATTGTCTTTGATCGCTATCCCGTTGGGAACATTTGGGCGACCCCCATATGATATTGCAGAACCAGGAACTCCAATGCCTGTTACCCTTCCGAGAGTGACCAGAGATGTCAAGCCCCTTGAACATCTAATTGAATCTCAAGGGCAATATATCCAAACTGACAGGAGTGTTAGATATTATCTAAACTGGCCAGACCAAATCCAGGCATGGTCAAATAAATTTCCGGATGATGGCCCAATCTGCCCCCAGTTTAAGACATCTTTAAAGGTAATCGACAGAAAACTGACTAAAATGACAATGTCTAGACCCATGCATCCCGAAGGACTATTCGTCAACGGATACTTATGTGAAAGTCAAGTGTGGATATCTAGGTGCAAAGAGACATGGTACTTCTCATATGATGAAAAAAGAGAAATTAAATATGACGTTCCAGTATATGAAAAGTGCTTAGAGTCTTTGAGACTTTACCAAAAAGGAGATCCAATAGAATTGGAACACCCATTAATGGTCTGTTATTGGAATGCAGAACATGTGGAGTCAAGAGTTTATCATGTCATCACGCCTCATGTCACTACCATAAATCCTTATAGGAATGAAGTACAAGACCCCTTGCTTGCTAACAGGACTTGCCAGTTAAAGAATTCTCACTGCTCTACCATAAGAGAGTCCACAATCTGGATACGAGACTCACATGACCCACTTGAAGGAATTTGCAATCTGAAGAACTGGAATCATGCTGAAGTGGATGTGAGTGAAGTTGACTCCGAGACTTCTATTCAATACAGATGGAGAAAAGGGCATCACTTAGAAGGACCAGAATTTGGGATGAAGCTATTAGAGTCAGGGTGCCAGATGACATTCTGTGGAATAAGAGGTGTAAGGTTTACAGACGGTGAATGGTGGACATCCTTAGTTACAGATCCTACCAGGAACCAAACAAAGTCAAATCAAATATATAACGCAATATCTGATCTGAAAACATGCAGTGCAGAAGAGAGCAGTGACATTGGAATTGCACATCCAAATTTCCAGGACCCTGTGAGGAAGAAGGAGATAGGGAATGTGGTGAAAGCTTTGCAATGCAGCCAGACGATTGGAAAGTTACTTTCAGGAGAGGAGTTGACACCTCTGGACTTGAGCTCGCTTGCACCTGATATACCAGGGCCTGGAATTGTTTACAAATTGAAGTGGGTGAATGATTCAGGATACATCTTACATTGGGCCCATGCAACATATAAACTCATAAGATATCATCCGAGACAAATCCATCCAGGGAACATCTCCATTGGATATGATCATTTAAATAAGGAGATGTTAGTCAATGAATGGGAGAATACTCCTGTTCCGTCCATTAAGATTGGACATAATGGGGTACTAAAGAAAATAGTAACTCCTGGAAATAACTTTTCTATTCTTGTCCCACAGATGATGCTACAAATGGGTGAAGTTGACAACAGCTTTGTAAATAAGATCCCTGTAGAACACATAAAATTGGAGCAAATAAATGATGAACCAATAATTGATGATGATGAGAAGAATATGATTAAAAATGATGAAAAGGATGTTATTAACAGAGAAAATGTGGTCGACGGAGTGGGATCATGGTTACACAAAATTGGAGAGGTCATAACAGGCTGGACATCTGGAGGAAAGTCCTTTATACTGATGATTTTAATGTTGTGCTCTGGGTACCTCATAATAAAATTATCATTATTCTGCTACTTGAAGGTTAAGAGAAGGAAATCAATCCCTGATGGAATGGAGACAAAAAAGAGGTCAAAGCAAAATGAGTATGTTGACCTAAAACCACTCAAAAATGGCAGCAGAAATAACCCATTCTCAGTTTGAAAAAAACTAGAACGTGGGGTTATTGCGAAGATGAATATCACAAGTAGAATAAATTGGCAAAGTGTTGACCCGAGCAAGTGGTTTGAGGGAATCAAGGATGGAGCAAATTCTTTCTTCTCATCACTGAAAGTGGTGTTTCAGGATACTAAATACTGGATTAATCTATTTTTTTGGTTGATTGTTGCCATACTTATAATGGTAATAGTTTTAAAATTCTCTAACTACCTGATTGGATTAATCAACCAGTGCGGGGCATGTGTAAAGATGATCGGAAATTGCCAATGCAAATGCAAGAAGAAAGCAAAAAAGAGGGGAAAGATAATTAAAATAAACAAGATATACAATCCTAGAAATATGTGATGGTAGAGATGAAAAAAACTAGCAGAAATAATCATGGATTCTCAACACTATGATGAGAGTCTATTTTCTGATTTGGAAGACATTCACACTGAAGATTTTGTATATGATGAAGAAGAGCAAGAGGTTTTGTTTCTGAACAACAAAGACTACAATTTAAATTCTCCAATAATATTAGACAATTATGATGATTTACTAAGAATTGAGAAAGGACTCCCAACCGAGACAACGACAGGAAGGGTATTATTGGAATTGAACCAAATTAAAAATGTTCGAGATCAGATTAGAATGGAAACAAGGACTGCATACACTCCCCTTCCGCCAAAAACTGAGGTGCATAAGCATGTTGTATCAAAATTTATAAGAGGACTAACTGCATTAAGAAGAGGAACTTGGTACCAGTTAATTACCCATGTTGCAAAAATAAGTGAAGAGACAAAGAAAATATGTGAAAACTATCTGGACATGGAACTCCCGCTATATCTGGACAAGCTAAAATGTAGGGGAACAGAAGAAATGTTCCTGTATGGAGAGAAATTTTGGTATTTCCACAAACTCGTTCTCATCATGAACCACAGCGGGCCAGGTGAACTAAAACATTTATGTGAGAAGATGAAAATTAAAGATTTTACTAACGTTAAAAACAATCCAGCCCTAATTAGAACAGTGGGATATCTAGATCCAAGTGTTGGGAAATGTTATATTTTTGAAAATTTTATTTATTGGCCTGATTTAAATCTGGTCCTACCCAGAAATATGATCTTAATGATTAAAGATATATTTATTTCTAGATTTCAAAATATGCTCAGTATGGCCTTAGATCTTGACCATATCTACAACATACATGATATCAACAAGATGGAAGAAATTTACTTAGTGGGTGACAACATCATAGGATCTAAAGGTAATATTGGGTATGATCTTGTCAAGATGGTTGAACCTATTTGCAGTCTTGGGTTTTACAACCTGTCAAGAAAAGTGAGACCATTGATTCCAAAATTTTCTGAGTATGAGGAACATATAAACACTTCAGTTGAAAACTTATCATATATACATCCCGGCATAAAAACTCTGTGTGACGCAATCCTATCAATTGACAGAATTGAAACACTATTGATTGTCTATGGATCCTTTAGACATTGGGGTCATCCATTCATTGAATATGAGGAGGGATTAGATGCTCTTCATACTCAGGTGACAATGGAAAAGGAAATTGATGAAGATTATGCAAATGCACTTGCTTCAGACTTAGCTTTCAAAATACTGAAGAAAGGTTTCTTTGAGCAAAAAAAATGGTTCGTCTCCAGAAAGGATCTGAACAAAAATGACAAGATGTATGATCATGTTGTCAACAACACTTGGCCAACTTATAGTCAGATTCTGGAGTATGGAGACAATTGGCACAAACTCCCTTTGGAAAAATATTTTGAGATACCTGATTTGATAGATCCTTCAGCGATATACTCTGACAAGGCTCACTCAATGGGGAGACAAGAGCTTATTGACTATTTGCAAAACAACAAAAAGGGAACAATTAAAACTTATCGTGTCTTGAATACTATGCTGTCTAAAGAAGCAACAGATTGGAAAAAATTCTTCCAGCAAGTCAATGACGAAGGTTTACCAGATGATGTTTTGATAATCGGATTAAAAGCAAAAGAAAGGGAGATGAAAAGAATCGGAAGATTTTTTTCATTAATGTCTTGGGAATTAAGAGAATATTTTGTTTCTACTGAATATCTGATAAAAAAATATTATGTTCCATTATTCAAGGGATTGACAATGGCAGATGGATTAATGACAGTGGTGAAGAAAATGATTGATTCATCATGCGGGCAAGGAAATCTAGATTACAACACTGTATCAATTGCCAATCATATAGATTATACAAAGTGGAACAATCACCAGAGAAGGAAGTCCAATCACCCTGTTTTTACTGTGATGGGACAGTTTTTGGGGTACCCGAACCTGATCACTAGAACTCATGAGTTCTTCGAAAAAAGCTGGATATATTATGCAGGCCGAGCTGACAAAATTTGGACTGACGGACGGAGGATATACAATCAAGGATCAGGGAAGTACTGTTGGGATGGACAAGCAGGTGGGTTGGAAGGATTACGGCAAAAGGGGTGGACTATACTCAATTATTTGGTCATTGAGAGGGAATCTAAAAGAAGAAATACATTAATTAAGGTGTTAGCACAAGGGGACAATCAGACCATAACAACAACTTATAAAACTCAAGTTTACAGGACAGAAGATGAACTAAAATCAAATTTGGAAAAAATGGTAGAAAACAATCAAAGCATACTTGATTCAATAATTTCAGGGACTAAAAAATTGGGTCTTATAATAAACAAAGATGAAACTGTACAGGCAGCAGATTACATGAATTACGGGAAAGTTCCAATTTACAGAGGAGTTATTAGAGGTTTGACTGGTAAAAGATGGTCAAGAGCAAACTTTGTTACAAACGATCAGCTTCCCTCATTATCCAATGTAATAAGCTCAGTATCAACAAACGCATTGACAGTTTGTCACTTTTCGAAAGTGCCTTTTTCCAGTATATATTTGTATAACTTTATTGGAACATTAGGACTCGAATTGCTCACTTACCATAATCCTGCACTCAGGTCAAATCCTCACAGTATACTAAGGGATGGAACATTGATAAAAACACCTGAATTTAGAGCATTGGCATTGTTCTTGGATCCATCAATCGGGGGGGTATCAGGGACTAATCTAAACAGATTTATGATTCGAATGTTTCCTGATCCAGTAACTGAAAGTCTGTCCTTTTGGAAAAGGGTACATGACAATACCAAGGAGAAATGGATAAAAGAACTGGCAATTACAGTCGGATACCCGGAAATCAAGTCATTTGAGATAGAGGATTTAGATAAGTTAATTGAAGATCCCACAAGCTTGAACATAAAACATGGAATAAATGTCGCAAATGTAATCAAAGAAGAAATCAAAAAACAATTAATCAACAATATAGAATTGATTCGGAATGAGATAATGCAACATTGTGCAGTGTACCTGGATAAAGAAGAGTCTCAAATATTGGCCTGGTTGAGATCTATTAAGCCATTATTCCCAAGGTTCATATCAGAACTGTACAATTCAACTTTTTTGGGGACAGTAAAAAACTTACTTGGACTATTCATAAATTCCAGAACCATTAGAAACGTTTATAGAAAGAAATACAGGTCAGATCTTGATAATATGATACTCAAAAGTGAGTTAATATCATTAAGCAACATGATACTGATTGTAAAAAAATCGAGAAGCAATTTCAATAGAATTTGGGATTGTAGCTCAAATCATGCAGATAGGTTGAGAAGAGAATCCTGGGGTCAGGAGATAGTTGGAATGACAGTGCCCCATCCATCAGAGATACTCTCAGACCCCATTGATAGAAGATTTTGTAAGGAGGATGAAATTGGAAGCCTGACAGCAGATTGTATAACTATTTTACATCCTTATGGGATCCCAATTGAATGCCGGAAAGGACCATATGTCCCTTATCTAGGGTCAAACACATCAGAGGGTACGTCGATATTAACACCATGGGAGAAGGAAACTAACATACCAATGATACAGAGAGCAACAAAACTGAGAGATACTATTTCATGGTTTGTGGAACCAGATAGTAATCTGTCAAGATCTATAATGAACAATTTGGAATCATTGACTGGGATTTCTTGGAATAAGCAAATGAAGGGATATAAAAGAACTGGATCTGCGATCCATCGATTCTCATCATCAAGAGTCAGTTCTGGTGGTTTTGCTGCATCAAGCCCATGGGGACTATCCTGGATGATATCCACAACTGACACACTAAAACAGCTTAATGATAAGAACTATGACTTCATGTTCCAATCATTGCTCTTGTGGAGTCAAATTAGAGTTCTAATGCTGATTGATGGACAAGGCAACAGTGGAGTTCATCATTGTCACATCAAGTGTGAAAGTTGCATTCGGGAAATTGATGAGATAGTATTGGATGCTCCCTATCAGATGAAGTTCCAAGATGTCAGTACCATAGTGAGAAAATGGATACCTGGAGACATTGACAATTCAATACAGGAAAATCCAATTATTGAATTGATAGAAGGAGATTGGGCTATACTCGATGACAATGAAAAGAGTTTCCAAATTGGAATGGGTATGGGATTTGTGTTCGGAGATATGTGTCTGACAGGCAATTGGCACATGTCAGATTCATCCCTTTATCCCATTAGTCTCCGTAACAAATTAATACCTATTGACTTCTTTAATGGATTGTTGACAGGGGTTTTAAGAAGTGCAAGTATCCATCTGATCAGCAGGAGAAATTTGCTTAAGGGGATTAGATCAGATCATATGCTGTGGGGGACATCCAATTATGTCTTGGAAACACTATCTGAGCAAGAACAATTTATAATGATGTTAAATTTATCTAAACTGTACCAGGAGCTGATAAGACTCCCTCACAAAGTACCTTGTTCATATCCTCCCAGCTTATCAGATTGTGGGATCATCTTTAGAAATTATATGAGACAATTGCTGATAAAGCAATCAAGACACCCTATTCCAGATTCACTATCAACATGGATTTTTTCAGACTTACAAAGCCCCAAAATAATGTATCCTTATATACTAAGCAAAAAGACATGCAAGATAATAATGAGAGGGTATATCAATCAGAGATCAAAGGATGAAATTCGAGAGCTGCAAGGGCAATATATTGACATAATCCATGGAAAAGTTGATAATTTGTTAACATTAGAAAGATACTTATCTTCACCAAACACTTATGTCTGTTCGTCAGAGATAAGGCATGCAGCCAAGGATATAAGCACAAAAGCAACTATAGAGATTGACTCTGGGAGAATATGGGGCCAGGAATACGCTGCACATGCTAAAATATTACCAATGTTTTATGGGGCAACAGATAAAAAATGGAAAAACACAATCTGTGTGCCAAAAATTCAAAACCCCTTAATTTCCTCAATGAGAATAATTCAACTCTCAACTGGCGCACACTTCAAGTTAAGGGCGTTGCTCACTGAACTCAATCTGAAATATTGTGATTTTATATGTGGTGGTGACGGTTCAGGGGGTATGACCAGTTGCTTACTAAGATACAATAAATTTTCAAAAGGTATATTTAATAGTTTGCTAGAGATGGAGAACCAGGGAATGAAAGGATCCAGACCTCCACCTCCATCTGCTGTGATGGAGTTGGGGGGTGATGCAGAGAGGTGTGTCAATTTGTACAGTGCATGGGAAGAACCGTCAGACTTAAAATCTCAAGCAACATGGGAGTCTTTCATAAAAAACAAATGTGAGCACAAGTTAAATGTTGATTTAATGGTATTTGATATGGAGGTGAGAGATCAAGAAACTAGTAACAAGATAGAAGAAAATATAATTAAGTATACACCTCAAATAATGAGGAAAGGAGTTGTGATCTACAAAACCTATGTGTCTAGGATCTTGAGTCAAGAGAGTCCCCTGGTCACTTATTCATCAAAAATATTTTACAATGTGAATATGGGATTAACAGAAGTAACATCCTCTCAATCATCTGAGGTTTATTTAATCTGTTATTTTGATAGCAACCAAATTCAGTCCATAATTGAAAAACCTGATTATGAAAAAATAGAAAAGATCTTGTCAAGTGAATCATTTGTTTTCAAAACAGAAGAGGAGGAATTTAGAAGAGCGCTGAGATTGAGGACAAAAAATATGGAAATGGGTGTGCCAAAAGAACTGATAGTCGACCCATCTGATGAGTTGATTGGAATCTTCATCAGTTACGGGCTTCATAGTGGATATGCTATGCATATTATCAAGCAAAACAAGGATTATCAAGGCTTATCATCAACATCATTTGTTTTCAGCTTGGTAACCTTAACTCTGAATAATATCTTAAATTTTACAGATCACAATTACAATGATGCTCCTTTACCCTCAGACAAACAATGTCAAAAAGTCGGGAGCTTATGGTGCGGATTCTTAAATTGGCTTTCATTATGCATTGGGGATATCAGATTTCATTCAAAATCAAATATTCTAATTAAAAGAGGATTTACAATAATAAAGTCTCCAAAAAATAGAAAATCTATACAGATCTCAATTACACCAGGGAAAATTGAAAACAAAAAACATCTATATTTAGACAATGCCATTGGAGACATAGGGGCAATAACCAGAACTTTAATTAGAGCATTTGGGTTTCAGGGTGATAAAATCAGATCCAAGGTGTACAATTACCTTATAATCCAGTACAACAAAAACCTTGTGATGGATGTAGTGAGAAGAACATTGATTATACCTGGAATGGATGAAATGATTGTATAAATCATTGATAATTGAAGAATTATGTTGAAAATAATACAATTTGATCTTGAAAAAAACTAGACATTATGTCATCAAAACCATTAATCATTTGTTTTCTTTCAAAATGTTGTCTTGTTT